AAGATAGTTATTCTTATCGTCAGGATCAGGACTGTCAAAAACTTCGCTATTCATGTTGAAAATCTTCCTTCCCATCTGCTCGATCCAAGATGGCGTATCTGGAGGTTCAGTTTTGAAATTGGTTACGTTTTCCGTTGGACTGACCAAACCGCCTGATTGTAACTGTCTACGGATCGCATCGTGGATAATTCGATCATATTCTTCAGGATCGGTGACATGCTCTAGTGCAGAAAGGTCTAAGGGGTGGCTCGCTTGTGTCTGAGCTAACGTCATTACCATTTTGGTTTACCTTCCAAGGATGAGTTCTTTAAACGCTTTTTTTGATAAGTAATCGTCAGGAGGATCGACGAAATGTGGTTGTACAGCCAATTGATAGAAAAGAATTTTACCTGTCTTCATGTTCCCTTCACGAATAGGGACTAGTGCAATAGAGGGATGTAAAAACATTGAAGCAGTCTTCTGGTCTTGCTTTAGATTGCCTGTAAACTTTATGTTCTTTTCGTCCCATCCTTTGGCAAGAAACTTAGGGAGATAGTCGCGCCACCCGCCATAACGCTGTCCATCTGGTCTGTAGACGTTCTGGGTTTCGAAAGTTTCATTTAAGAGAAACTGGATAGGTTCTCTAGTATCCTTATTGAAGATCATCCAAGAGTTCGTGCCTTTTAGCCCCTCATGGCTTCTGACAATAAGATCGGGTGCTCTCCCTGTGGCTTTACTCTTTAAACCTACAAATCCATTCTTGATGTCTTTAATCGCATCTGCCACGTTTTCCACTGTGTTTTGCGTTTCACCCCAAGGCGTTACTACATTTCTACCGTACTGAACACTTTCTGTTGTTTGTCCAGTCTGATCCGTACCCTTTTCTCGTTCGTAGTCTATCAGCCCGTCAGGGTGTGGTACTAAAAGCGGTTTGAAATGTCGTGCTACTTGTTTGCGTAACTCTTCGCGTGAAATCCTTGTTCCATGCTTGGCGTAGTGAAGTCGGGCAGTAAGCTCTGCCTGTTTTGTAATGTCTTCTTTTGCTTTTGGTGCAAATCTGTAGTTTGTAAAGTCGAGAGTGCCTACATCAAACATCAAGCCAGAAAGTTCCTTCCAGTAAGCTGCCCCTACATCCCCGAAGAGATAGTCTTCTCTCCGTTGGATCATCTCATTGTCTTTATCTTTGCCAGTTGGAAAGTTTTCTATACCGTTCCATAGAGCCGCATCTAAACTGCCTTCAGGGTCTTTATGTGCCGCCTTAAAGTTTTCACTACTAAGTTCCGACACCGCATTAGTTGGGTCCATTCCCATCGAGAGGTATTGATACATCGTAGCGGCTCGTGGAGCGTGTTGAAGTTTCTTACCTAGCAGCGTCCTTGACGGGTCGATAACGTTGGCAGCTTTCGCAGTTAGCGCAACAATACTAGGGTCTGTTGAACTTAAACCCTCAATCAGCTTGTCGACCACCAATTCGGGCATAACCCCGCCTGAAGTCTTCCAGATATTAAGTGCCATATTTCCGAAAGCAAAAGCATCATCTTCGTTTTTAGTTTTCAGGAAATCAGTGAGCGAAAACAAATACGGCGCGGCTTTATTTATTTCGTCTTCTGAAAGGTTAAATTGCGACTTACCTGTCGTTGCGTTGATTTTAAGTCTGTTTACTTGGATCGTCTGTGTCTTTAGCTTTTGTATTTCATTAAGCGCCGAAGTTAAGGTTGTCTTCCTTGTTGCCTGACTAATGCCCTCTAAATTTGTTGTTCCCTGAATTTTCTGAACCACGTTATAAAGTGCGGCAGTCTTTTTTTGCATGTCGGCGGGAGTACGTACTTCCATAGCGGTAACTGCTGAAAGCTCTCCACCTATCTTTGTCATAGTCTCGTTACCTGCAATCGTGGAATACGATTGTAATTTCTTATTGAGGTTCAACAGGTGGACTTGCATCTCATTTGGAAAGCGGTCAACAAGACTTGGTAGAGGATAGCCATCCTCGTCGATTTCTTCTTGAAAAAGAAACTCTGACATCCGTAAAGCGCCAGCGCGAGTTTTTGAAGCCGCATCTATCCAGATACCCAAGACAGCCGAACGAGCCTTCCCATCGGGGAGATGAGGTTGAGCTTCTTTGATCTTTTTTATTGAGTGATAGTAATTCTCAGAGGTAATTCCGTTAGGAGTATTAGCAAGACCAAAGATTTCTTTATTCACCCCTTCTAACACACGGTCTTGCGCTCGTTGAATAACGTTAAGCTCATTCTTCATTTTTGCTTGGGTAATGTTGTCGCGCCATGTTTTCTGCATAGCTACGTCATGGTGTGCATTCCCAGTACCACCCGTGTAGTTATCAGCCCAGTATTTGTCAGACCATGCTGCAAAGTTTTCAGGAGTAACCTGTTGCTTCGCCGCATCGCTCACCATATTTGTGTAGAGCTTTTCGCCAGTTAGCGCACCTAGAGATGAAGCGTAAGTTTCGCTGTATGAAGGTCGAGAAGTATCTATAGTCTGGTCTTTATACACGGTAGACTTAGGCATTTGTTCGAGTTTAGAGTCTCCGCGCTGGTAGCTTTCCAAAGCCGCAACTTGCGCTTGTTTCTTCAGAACTTCATTCGTCTTCTGTTCATTTTGAATTTCTACTTTACGGTGTGTATCAAGAACGCTGTCTAAAGTATTACTAATTGATCCAAAGAATTGATTGAATGCTTGCGACAAATTCCCAGCCCAAGGATCAACGCCTCGCATCGCTCCAACAAATTCGGGGACAGCATGACTAACGCTCTGCGCTGGTCGAACTCTTGGAGAGGTATTAATCGACAGGTTAACTGAGGAGCGACTTGATCTATCTGCCATTATTATGTTCCTTTAATAGCTTCGATGGTCTGGTGGTGCTTGAGCGCCCCCGCGCCAATCTGTAAACCGCTGGACACAAAGCCCATAACGGCAGCGGTGCTCGCGGCGTTAGCTCGCATGATGTCATTTCTCATATTGTTTTGAGCAATCGTCACAGCGTTCGTGAAACCTTGCGAACTTGCAGCTTTCTGTGACCTACCAGCCGCGACTAATTTGTCAGTTTGTTCAGTTATGCGAACTAAATCGGCGCTGTGGGCATACCCTTGTTCGAAGAAGACATTACCTAATGAGCCTTCAGTCAGCGCTGTTTCGCCAGCGCGGAGTGTCCCAAGTTGTTCGTTAGCTTCACGAATGATGTCGCTTTTGTCCTCAAGCTCCTTATCTTGAGCTTCGGCAATCTGACGGTTAGCTTCCGCATATTCAGCTTCGGCTCGTTGACGGGCTGCTTCAGCTTCGGCTGCTGCTTTCTGTCGTGCTATACGTGCCGCCATTGCTGCCTGTTGCTGTTGCATTCTCATGTTGAGGAACTGACCAGCGCCAGACAGAGCCATCATTCCAATTTCCATACCCGTACACATACCGTTACTCCTGTGCCGCGACTTCGTTGTAATAACCAGTGAAGTCCACGCCTGTTATAATCATTGGTAACTCCGTACTGTTTTGGATTTTGATTGTAGCGGTAGAAGCTTCAGTCTGAATTGGAATTGAATATTGACCGCTTGTTGAAATCGCCGCATTACCTGTCAAGTTATCACCAGAGCCAATCACACGCCCATTGAACGTAAACACTTGTTCGGTTCGAAAAGCTGGTGTGATACTGACGTTGAAATACCCAGTCTCTTGATAGTTCACTTGAAATCGCTTTAGCTGGAAGCGCCCTGTTGTGAGCGTCTTCTGAGGATTTTCTGCATCTCGATAGTATAGTTTTGATAACTGAACTTCTTGAGAGAATGGTAAGCCTACAATAGCTTGCCCCCCTGAATAGTCGCCAGTTGCCTCGATGCTTGTCGTATCAGCATTATAGGTAACTGTTGGACTTTCACCTTCAGTCCCAGCATCAAAGTCTGTCGATAGCACGATCTTCATCCGACTATCATGGGGAAGGGTAGAAGCCCATGTCGTTTTGTCAGAGGCGCTGTCGTATGTGCCTGTTAAAAGTTGCTGACGATCCAAACACACTTGATATGGGTGCTTACTAGCCGACAGTTGGTAACGAAGTGGTATCTTCTCTAAGTAGCAATCCGTATCTCTTTCGATAATAACATGGAGATCCCCTTCAACGACTGAGATATAGTGGATGTAATTCGATGCTACACCTGATTGTGACAAGTCCCATTTATGCCATGCGCTCTGCGCCTTTTTATCGCCATCAATATACATGCGATACATATACAGAAATGTTCGATCAGTAGTCGTTGCATCGGAAACAACAAACAGAGTGTCGTTTACAGGATCACCAACCATCTGAACTAGAGGCGCAGGGATATAACCAAGGGCATGTAAAGTGATGTCTGAAGCTCTATTTGAAAGACTTTCATCATCATACTTGTATTCGTATATCACTGCATCTTTTCCAGACTTCGCAGCAAAGTACAAACTGTTACCAATCGAGATAGGCTTACAGCCAATTTCAGTTAAATACGTTGTCGTTAGATCGACAGTGGCATTTTCAGGCGTAAGTGTGTCATCACCCGATACTTCGAATTGGTTCTTATCACTGGTTAGAAATAACGCCTTACGAAAAGGATGAGCGTGTTTCAATAGGTTCACTTCAGAACCACTAGCGGTCAATCCGAACGCATCACTGTCGAGCGATTGTGTCGAAAAGTCAGGCCAGAAAGTGAAATACTTTCCTGATTGGGAGAAGTAGGCTGTCTCCCCCGCAACCAGTCCAAGACGGTTTCGATGGAAAACGACTGATTGAACTTGCGAACCAATAAAGTCGGGATTAGGGGCAGTCTCAGTGTCACCCGCCAATCGACCATCCCACGTTCCTTTTGAGAACGTAAACGTTCCATCAGCATTTCTGGTCAACCAGTGCGGCATGGTTGTCGCATCAAACTCATTGTCGGCTGTTGGATCGGCTGTCTCGACCCATCCCCCGTCAGCGGCGGTAAACTTCGCCCAGTATCCTAGAGCGTTACCATCTATGGTTGCACCTACGCGAATCAGATAACCATCAGGAGCTTTCGCAGGGAGCCAAGTTCTTTTTGGCACATTTTGACGCATGGCAAGTGGGCCGTAAGTGTCATCTGAACCTGTTTGGTCTATCGTGAATGTTGATGAATTTTCAATAATTATAGTGAGATCATCACGGGTTTGGCTAAATCCAACAGGCAATGAGATATTAGCAACAATATCATCTGCAATTTCTGTCGCGCTTTTTGCACTTCCACTGTAGCTCCAGACACTCGAACCATCTATGGTGATTGTGTAGCTGGTGGCATTATTAGTTGTCTTACAGTTTATTAGTGCTTTGAACGGGCTTTCGGCATAACTGTTAGCGGTCATTGCTACAGTTTTTTGGTTGTTCGTGATTATCGTTCTATCTGCGATTGTGACAGCGTTAAAGTTGTCGGAAGGTGTTGTCTGCTGGAGATACGTTGTGCCATCAGGAAAACTAACTGTCTTCTGATTTCCTTCGAAGTCATAGACTAGCAGACTAGTAGCAGTCGCAGCAGAGTTGTGGACTATTGCAATTAGATATTTCTCAGTCGCATCTCTCGCGTAACTGTAAAACCACGGTTTGTATGTGGAGTTCAACCCTGCTGCAATATCAGCAGTTGCATCAGTTAATTTTGCGATATGGCGTGTTCCAGGGCGGCTCTCAAACCCGCCAGTTACGACAGACATCAATACATTTTTAGACTCTTGGACTTGACCTGGGAGCCTGACTGTATCTGGTTGTCGGCTGACACCTTGGTATAGAGTTTTGATTGATTGCTCGACGAGAGTACCCATTTAACTAGCGCCCTGACAGTTGGTGATGACGATGAGTTGCGTAGTAACAATGGGCATTATCTGTTAAAATGTTCGAATCCTCGTTCTCTGTCTCCGCATCCATTAGAGCGGCATACGCTTCCATTTCGGCTCGCATGGTGAAGTTGTCTAACGCGACAGAAGCCATCTGCGCTTCTTGAAATCTCCGCGCAGCGCGATACGCCACATACGTCGAAAGCTCTACTGAGAGATTTTCGAATTCCAAATGGTGAACAACATCAGCCCAGACGTAGCTTGTGAATGTGAAGTTCTGATTTTTGATATGATACAGCATATTCTGTGTGCCGTTTTTCCGAACAGTAACATTCGTATCTCTGTCGCTGGAGGCTGTATCGACACGTAGATATGTATCAGGAATGAGAATATTATTATTCGTGTCAGGAGTTAGCTTCAGCTTGTAGTCCGTATTTTGATGCCAACCTTTCGCTTGGACTGACTTCGAAATTTCGTCGATTTTAGCTTCCGCACTTTCAGCATCAGGTAGCCCCGAAGACAGCGAGGAAACAGGTGTTTCTCCGATTGCATCGAGGACGATATTAACGGCTTGTAGTTTTGATAATCCCATTTTGTCCTCTTAGGTTAGGATGAAAAAACAGAGAGCAACCCGAAGGCCACTCTCTGTTTCCACGAAGGGCGAAATAACAATTAAGCTTTTTTAAGCTCGACTGCCATCTCAGGGCGAAGAACTCCCGACCCGCAAAACATCTTGC